TCGAGTGTCGCGAGAGTCTTGTCACGACTCCCAATCCTGGCCATTTCCCTGTTTGGGTTCTGGTCGGAGAATCCGACGAAACCGTAAGCCGCATTATCTCGTGTGTAAACAGCGAGACGTCGGCTTTCGAGTTTCTGGATCAAACTATCGGCAATGGCCTGCTGCATGAACTGCATGCAGGTTGGCTCGATAGCTATGATCCTTGGAGCTTCCAGCGTCTTGGGGACGGTTATAACCCTCACGGGTGTTTCGTCCTCAGGCTCCAGGAAGGCGACATGGTCGAGTTCCCGGTGATACCGGGCGGATGGGACGACGTTCTCCAGGAATGGAAATACGCGCTCCAAACGCTGAGTCCACTGTGTCTGGTAGTACTTCTCGTTTCCGAGAAGACCATCAGCAGTTGACCCAGGACCATGCTTCGGAAGAAGTGTCCCTTCCCAGACCTCACGGTCTAGTTCGGAAAACACATCTTCGAAGAGAAGAGCACCGACCCTCATGAACTCATCCTTGAGTTCTTGAGTAAGTACCTTGTCGGCTGCTTCGACTTCCTCTTCTACTTGTACGTACCCAAGCAAAGCGCGAGTTACCTTGTCTTCAGAGACTGGGAACTCGATCTTCTTGAACATCAGCGAAAGCTGACGTATCGCGAAGATGGAATCTTTGCAGGGTTCGTCAAGCAGCACTCCACTTACAGAATCGAAAACGCGATCGAGGAAACCTCCTAGAAATAGGGGGAGACCATCTTTCCATGCAAAACCTTGGAAAGACTGTCGATCTATCGCGCCGACTTCAAGACTTCTCTCGAAGTCTCGTCCGAAGCGCGGAAGGGTAATCGTTAGAAACGATAGCCCTTCGTTTTCGACTCGCCTCTCGAGCTTTTTGTAGTCGAGAGTGGTGCTGACGTGACACCAGCTACCCAATTCAATGGATAGCTGCTTCCACAGGACCATCAGGCTTTTCATCGGCCCACTTTCGTGGTAGTCGATCCCTAGCCTCCTATGACCCTCTAACCGACTACCTCACCAAAGCGATCGAAATCACAATGGTGAGACTGCTGACAGCCCAGAGTGATGCAATCACTCCGGCAATGACAACAATGTAGTCGGCAGCAGTCCGCGACCGAACATGAGTTTCATGCACCGTTACCGGTGGAAACTCAAGCGTGTCGTCTCCGTCACCAACGGAGCGCAACACGTCAGTTTTCTCCACCCAGAAGCTGGGTGGCGCGGGCGCCGGAAGTAGCCGTGAGATACGCAGTAAGCGCATCCACGATCTGCTTCGCTTCAGCGACAGTGTAACCAGTCTGCGGAAAATCCGTGACCAGGTACACCGCGCCAGTGGCTCGCACGTTGATACCCGCCATAAGCGGGTCAGCGGCGACCTTGGCGTGATCGAGCCGAATCAATCGCCGAGCCCGTCCCTTCGCGTATGTGTGCGAAACGGAGAGCTTGACCGACGCGTCATCCTTCTGGAAGACGCCAGAGTTGACACCGGAAGAAATCCGGGGCAACGTCTGCGAAACGGCGTTGATAGTCACTGCTTGGGGGTCAGTGAATGCCATGGAGGCAGTCCTCTTCTATGAAGATCGGCATGGTTTTGTGCCGAACGTGGAAGTCAGGACTCTAAGGTATAGAGCCCCACCCTCCTATCTGGATAAGATAGGAAGGGTTGTCACGACGTTAAGTCCTGGAAAGACCTAACGCCGCGATGATGGCGATCTGTTTGCTCGAAAGAGCATCCAGATTGACACCGAAACCATATGGTGTTGCAGGCAGACGACGCTTGTAGTGTTTCTTGATACTACGCGTCGCTGTCTTGTTCTCAATCAGAGCCCAAGTATCGATCTCATGGATGTTTTCAGCCATGGAGTATCCATACTGCAACACGAGGCCGTCTTTTCCAAGGTTACTAATATTGGCGATTACATCGCCAGTATTAGAAAACCAATCGACGGCCCAGGACCAGGGTGCAATGTTCCAAACAGTTTCAGGAGTAACTTTCCACCCGAGAAGGTGGTCAGACATACTCATCCACTGTTGGAACTTCCCGAGCTGGGTATCAGAGGTTGGAATGTGGTACCGAAAGGCACCACTAAACCAACTTCTTCTCCTTTGATGCTCGAGTTGTCCCCCTGATAGGACGACATTGCCATCCGTCGGACTGCACAGGATCCCTCCTGACAGTACACGCGATTGGTCAAGTCCTCCTACGTCGTATCGTTCACGGATCTTGACATCAGAACCTTTTCGGTACTGATTCAAGATTGCTCCACTGTTCTTGACAGCCTTGGCGAAGCCTTGGATGTCAGATAGTAGTGGAAGCCAACCGAACTCGTAGTTTAGGTATTCGCTACCTGCGCTACGAGCGATTGCGGTTCTCTCCCGAAGGAGAGAGCTGCCGGTTGCCGCCGGGAGTCCATCCATTCTCAACTCGCCTAAAGCTGTTGCGAGATCGAATGCCGGATTAGTCGGAGCCGTCTTTGCTATGGCACTAGTGCCAAAAGCGATGACGTCTCCATCCGTCTGATTAGCCAGAGAAGCATAGCTTCCCTGAATCAGGGTGGAAGCACACGTGAGAGGTCCGCGGTAACGGGAAGAACCCGTTACATTGACGAACGTCGGCTTATCCTGAGAACGGATAAGCAACCAAGGACTACCATCATCGATATTAGTATCGATGGGGTAGTTATTGATGCTAGCCATCTCGAAAGTATCCGAGTAGCGAGCAACGCCTTGGTTCCACGCAGCAAATCCCGAATCCCGCCACTCATAGTTGATAGTGACGGAATTGTCTACGAACACGATCGTCCTCCTATGGTAATGTAACGTGGAATCACGTCACAGCGCCATGGCGCCCCCTCGGGGGCGC